AGTAGTAATTTTTTTTGTTCGTATTCTGTATTATCTTTATCTCTTTGAGCAATAAATTCTGCTTTTGCTTCACCTGTTAATTCAATTATTTGGTCGTCTACACCGACCATAATTTTATTTGTTGTAACCATAAACTTTTATACTTCCTGTTATTGTTCCTGCGCTTGGAATAAATGTAATTCCGTCATATGAGGTACTTTGATTGTGTCTAATACCACTTCTAGCCATTAAAGTGTTGCTTTCTCTTACACCAGAAACATCTGCATAAGTGGGTCTTGTTGCAAATGGGTTGTAAATAGTCATTGTAAAATTTAAGACTTGAGTATTAACACCTCCTACAACTTCAGCAAAACTATCTGTTGTAACTTGGCTTGCACTTGTAGAAGGGTCATAATTAATAAATCTTGCGCTAATATATGAATTTGCTGTTGAGTTATCTGCGCCAGACACTCTATATCTATATCTAATGTCAGTAGAAGTACTTGTATCAAAAATGCCATTTATCAAATATGTATCATAAGTTGCACTAAATACATTATTAAAACTTTGACTTGCTACTGCACTAAAACTAGTTGTATTCAGTAATACCATCCCGGCTTTTTTTGTGCCAAGGGCTGTGTTCATAGATGCATCAATTGCATCACCTAAAGTCTCAATTGCTGTTGCGCCATCTTTGACAAGATCAGTTGAAGTTGGAACTGTCCAGCCATAGTTTGGTGTAGTTGTTGCCATGTGTTAATTAACTCCTAATAAGGCATCTTGCCATTGTAGTGATGGATCTATTGTACTCCAGATTTCACCGGCAAATACATCTTGCCACGCCACTGGAACTGCTGAGAATGTAAAGTCTGACACATTCAAAGTTAAGCGTGCAGTGAACCTGTCAATGTCCCATTCCCATCCCTCTACATAACCAAAGAATTGATTTGGGAATAAGAGTGCAGGGAAGTCTGTGACTGATACCGGCATACCAAAGAATACACCAACAAGTGAATTTAGCAATGACGATGTCATAGTTGGGGCATCAATCTGTATTTGAATGCCCTGGATAACTGGTTGAGGATAAGCATTCAAAAGCACTAGACGATCTGCCAAAGTTTCAGCATCTGTTTGATTCTTTAAGAATGTTTGAACTGTTTGTGTTACTCTGCCGTACTGGCTAATTGAATCCAATTCCTCTGTTTGAACTGCATCTTCTGCTGCACCATAAACAACGATCACATCATTGATGATGTCATTTCGGGATGTTGTTACGCTAATACCATCTGCCAAAATAAAGTTTTTAGATATGTCCACAAAGCCATTTGCTGACACATAATCACTTCTTGCATCCTGATCCTGGTAACCAATGCCACCGGATGTTGTTTCATAGATAAAGCCACTGCCTGAGTCTGCAACAATCTGAACATAGTTCAAAGCATTTAATGGTTCTGGTGTTGCAAGTGAACTGAACAGATCATATGTGCCAGGTGTGTCAATTGCTGAAATATCAACACCGAGCAATGAATCCCAAGTCTCAGTTGTGTAATCAGTCCAAACTTGTGTTGCAGGTAATTCATTCCATTTAAGGCCAAAAGTGTCAGTAATAACAGATACAATTCTGTCACCATCTTTTTGCTCAGCATAACCAACCAGGTTTGCTTCTTTTGCTGCTAATTCTGATAACCCACCAGATGCACTGATCTGTGTAATAAATGTGTTTGTTGTGCCAGCATCAAGCACTGAAACTGAAACATCTGTAACCAAGCCTGTGAAGATTGTTGTATCAACACCTGTGAAATTATCTAATGTAACTTGTATTGTGTCAAAGATTTCAACATCTGTGTATGGCAAGTTTAAGAAATCAATTGTGGCAAATCCTGCTGATGATTGTTGTTGTACATCATCACGACCCATACTAATTTGCACACCCTCAAGTGTGTAATTGGTGACGGCTGTGCCGTTAATTTTAACTGTGGCGTTTGGTGACCAAGGCACGATTATCTACCTGGAATCATTGGCTTGACAAACTTATTGACAGTGCCAGCCTTTGCAGCGTTGTTGATTGATTTGACAACTGTTTTGGCTTGTGACTTAGAATTGGTTGCACCAAAATTATTTACAACAGTAACTGCACCTCGAACATCACCTTGTGCTAATTGCCCTGCTGCTCTGATTGGTGCAGTTGAAATGTCTAAAATTGCACCACCAATAAATGATTCTTTGAATCTTTCGTATGCTGCAACTGCTGATTCAATCTTTCCAATAAGTGTTGTAAATGAATCAATTAACTTAATCAATGAACTCTCACCAGTTGTAGGATCAATTTGCAACAGTTTGCCTATTGCATCACCTAAATCTCTTAATTGCTCACCCAATAAATATGCTGAACCCTCAGTGGATTCCATGTCATAACCAAATGTCACTGCACCAGTTCCGGCATCATAAAAGGCTTTAGTCAATCCTTGTTTGCCACTTCTAGTCAATCCATTAACTAATCCCTCAAGTGCTGGAACTAAATTATCTGTTGTAAACTTTGCAAGTTTTTCCATAAATGGTAGCAAAGCAAATCCAATTTGTTCTTTGGCTTCATCAACTGCAATTTGAACCCTAGACATTCTTCCTGCAAATGTTTCGGCTGCTGCTGCTGCTTGACCTGCAAATGTATTTGACAATGCAATGACTGCTGCATCAAAATCTTTAGTCTTGACAATGTTTTCATCAAGTGGTACACCAATACGCTTTAATGCACCTAAATTGCCGTCATAGGCTTTGCCTAGGGCTTCTGTGACTGCTGCTAAATCTTTGCCTGTACCTGCTGCAATATCTAATGCAAGTTGTTGAAGTTTTTGTGCTTTAGTGACATCTTGAGTTGATCTGACCAAACGATCCAGTGATGGTCTTAACTGATCATCTGCAATGCCTGTGGCTCTGGCAGTTGCATCAATATAATCTTCGGTTGCTGCAATCTGTTGATCTGTTGCTTTAGTTGTGTTGCGTAAAGTTTGAGCCAGGCTAACCTGGGCTTTTTCATCTTCAATGGCAGCCTTAACTGCACTGACACCAATTGCAAATGCTGCTGTGCCAACTGCTGTTGCAAGGCCTAGAAATGCTTTGGCTGCTGTTGCAACAATCTTATCTACTTTAGAAGTAAAGGATTGTGTGTCTGTTGATGCTTTATTTAAGCCAGTTGAGAATTGCGCTGTGTCTGCAAGTAATTGCAGTTTCAGTGTTCTAATGTCTGCCATGTTAATTCCTTTCGCGCCATTCTCGTCTTATTCTATCAACTTCATCAACCCATCTTTTGGTTATATAAGGTTGCAATGCTTTGAGTGTTGGAAATATAAAGTAACCGGCATTGCCTCTGCCCTCGCGTGGTGATCTTGGTTGAAATTGTCTATAACCAACATAATCAGTTGATTTGCCTTTTCTCTTGCGTGGCCTGTCTTGATAAGCACCAAATTCAACACCAAGTGCAATTGCACCAACTGGTGTACCATTTGCAAGTTTTGGATTATCCCCACCAATGCTAATAACTGGGCCTCGTTTGAAACTGTTTGAAACTTTAATTGATCTTGCAAGTGCTTGACCTTGTTTAGTTGCTTGCAATGCTGAACCAATGGCAGATGCAGCATCATTAGCAATATCTCTGGATGTTTTCTTCATATCTTCTTTTGCAATATCATCCATGTTTTTGAAAGTGTTTAATATGGCTTTGATATCTTTGTCAGCAATCTTAATTTCAAAAGGTCTAGTTGCCATGATATTTACTCACCACATCTGCAATTGTTGATACCTGCTCTGCCGAAAGCGTTTTGAACTCTGACAATGGTTGGCGCGAAACAATTGCCAGTTCTATCAAAGTCCGTTCTATGCTTCCGGCTGTGTAAAATTTGTTGTTGCAAAATCCTTTGAATTGATGTGAACAACTTGTGATCGCCAATCTTCAAACTTACCAACTGGCTTATCACTGATTCGTTTTTGCATTTGGTATGCGAGCCAGAATTGTTGTTCCAGGCTTGGAGGTAATTCTTTTTTGAAAGACTCAATGAAAGATGTTTTAGTCTCTTTTTCAGCCTGAG